AACTTCAGAGAAGATGCTATTATTAATATTGTTAATAGGTTAAACTGCAGAGTTATTATTTACGAACCTACTTTAGATGGTAAGTTATATAAGAACTATGAACTTGTTAATAATTTAGAAGCATTCAGTAAAGAATCTGATATTATCTTAGCTAATAGAATGACTGAAGAGTTAACACAGTATAAAAATAAAGTTTATACTAGAGATATTTTTGGAGATAATTAATGAAAACAATTGTTGTTACAGGTGGAGCTGGATTTATTGGTTCACATTTATGTAAAAAATTATTAGAGCAAGGTAATAAAGTAATTTGTATCGATAACTTCTTCACAGGAAGAATGGACAATATTACTGAATTATTAGATAATCCTAATTTTATATTATATGCCATAGATGTTGTAAATAAATATTTTTATGAATGTGATGAAATTTATAACTTAGCTTGTCCAGCATCTCCACCTCATTATCAGTATGACCCTGTTAAAACAGTTCAGACAAATTTCTTGGGTATGTATAATGCCTTAATGTTAGCTAAAGAAACTGGAGCAAAAGTTCTCCAGGCATCTACTTCAGAAGTATATGGTGACCCAGAAGTTCACCCACAGGTAGAAAGTTACAGAGGTAATGTTAACCCAGATGGTATCAGAGCTTGTTATGATGAGGGTAAGAGAGTAGCAGAAACTTTGTGTTTTGATTTCCACAGACAGTACGGTGTAGATATTAAAGTTGTAAGAATATTCAACACTTACGGACCAAATATGAGGGAAGATGATGGTAGAGTTGTTTCTAACTTTATCTGTCAGGCACTTACTGGGAATGATATTACAATTTATGGTGATGGTTCTCAAACAAGAAGCTTCTGTTATGTAGATGATTTGGTTGATGGTTTAATTGCTATGATGAACTCAGATATTACAGGTCCAGTTAATTTAGGAAATCCTGGTGAGTTTACAGTTAAACAATTAGCTGACTTAGTATTAGAAATGACTGGTTCAAAATCGAAAGTGGTATATGAAGATTTACCTTCAGATGACCCTACTAGAAGAAAGCCAAATATTGATTTAGCTAAAAAAGAGCTAAATTGGGAACCTAAAGTAAAATTAGAAGAAGGTTTAGTAAAAACAATAGAGTATTTTAAAGGTAGAATTTAGTGTTAGAAAATGTATATGCATCATATAGGTCTCTGGCTGATGAAATAAATTGGCAACAGTATGACCAAAATGAGTTATTCTTCAACTATCTTAAATATAAAGACTCTGATAAAGATTTGGCAGAGAAATTTTACTCTGCCATTCTTTGTCGTTATTGGGGTTACACCGGTAGATTATATTTGAAATGCGCTAAAAATATAACCTTTGAAGAATGCTATGATGTACTTATAGATACTATAAATTATTTACTAGACAAACAGGTATGGAATAACCCTGAAAGTTCTTTATATCAAGACCCTAAAGGCCCAGAGAAAGCTTTCCACTTAGTTCTCAAAAGACAGCTTAGTCTTATAATGGCCAAAAAGACTGCTGATAAGAGAAAAAGTGAATTTAAATCTCTGAGTATAGATGAAATACATGAAAAGTATTCTGACTCTGCTGAAGGTCTATTTAATGTTATAAAAACAGAAGAGAATAGCGAAAATGTAATCCTTATAGATTATATTAAGAGCAGACCTACTTCGGACATTATAATATTAGATAAAATTTGTTTTTCTAATTGGAGTTCTTTACGAAGTATAATTACTGATTTAAAATCATTAGATGAAGATAATTTTAATTATTATGCAAAAAAGTATAATGTAAATTTAGAAGACTACAACAAAATTACCGCGGATTTTAAAGCTTCAAGTAACAAAAAAGTTCATAGAGAAATTAAAAAAGTATTATACCTCGTTGGTAAGGACTGGAAAAATTAGTTTATTTTTATAAAAATTTGTATTAAAATAATAACACATAGATGTTATGTTTTAATAGTCGGAAAGGTAAGTATATGGAATCAAAAGTTAAAAGTGAAAATTATTTTGTAGTTCCAGGTTGGGCAGTATCTGAGTTAGGTTTAAAAGGTAATGACCTATTAGTTTTTTCTATTATTTATGGTTTTTCACAAGAAGATAATTATTTTTGTGGTAGTTTAAAATATTTAGAAGATTGGACAAATAGTTCTAGACAAGGTGTTTTAAAAAATATTAACTATTTATTAGACAGAGATTTAATAGAAAAATTAGATATACCAAATGCTAAGACTAGTTGTTATAAAGCAAAAGCAAAACGTGTTAACTCTGTTACGAATAATGTGAACTCAGTTACCAGTGATGTAAACTCTGTTCACACTGATAGTGAACTAAGTTCACATAATAATATAGATAATACTAAAGAGTATAATAAAGAAAAAGATATATATGTCAAGTCTTCAGCTAAAAAGATAATAGATTATCTCAATGAAGTATGTCATACCAATTTTAAGACTTATACTGAAAATACAAGTAAGATAATAAAGAAGCGACTCGACGAAGGATTTAGTTTACAAGACTTCTACAAAGTTATAGAATATAAATACCAAACATGGGGTATTAAGCCATTTAAATTTGAAGATGGTAAGATGAGTAATATTTATTTAAGACCATCTACATTATTTGGTAATAAATTTGAATCATATTTATATGAAGCAAATTCTGTTATAAATGAAATAAATAAGTTAAAAGAACAAGAAAAACAAGAAACTAAAAAAGAAGTAATAGATTTTGATAATATTGAAATTTATGAAGAGTATTAAGGGGGGTGCTTTATGATTGACACATCTCAATGTTGGTTAAAAGATAGCTGTAATCAAGTTGACTGTGGTAAAGAGTACTGTATCAAACTGATAAAATTAGATTATCTTTATAATGAGGCAAATATATCTTTAAATCAAAGAGAAAATGTTAAATTAAGCATTTCTAGTGTTAATAAAGAAGATACAGTTGCTTTTAAATATCTAAATAATTTCTGTGGGCGTATTTTAGATAATATAGAAAAAGGTAAAAATCTCTATATTTATTCAGAAAATGTTGGTAATGGTAAAACAGTTTGGTCAATAAAAATCTTACAGTCATATTTCAATAGAATCTGGCCAACAAGTAAATTGGAGTGCAGAGCATTATTTATTCATGTACCTCAGTTTTTATTGGCATTGAAGGATAATATCTCAGAAAAGAGTGAGTATATCCGGCATATAAAAGATAATATTCTAAATTGTGATTTAGTAATTTTTGATGAATTGGGGACAAAAGCAGCAACACAATTTGAATTAGAACATTTATTAAGTTATATTAATATGAGATTAAGTTTGGGTAAAAGCTGCATTTATACTTCTAATATAGTTCCAGATAAATTATCAGATTTATTGGGAGATAGATTAGCTAGTAGAGTAGTTAACTTATCAGAATGTGTTGAATTAAAAGGTCCTGATATGAGAAAATTAACTTTAAAGAAGGGTGAATAATATGTTAACTCAATTACAGTTTATAAATTGGTTATTAAAAAATAAAGATGCTAGTATTATTTCAACTAGAGGGTTAACAGTTGAACATTTCCCACAGTTCAAAAAAGAATTTAGATTTATAGTAAATCATATTAGAGATTATAATCAAATTCCAGATACAGAAACATTCTTAAAGGCATTCCCAGATTTTGAAATTATCGAAGTTAATGAATCTGTAGAATATCTTATTAACGAATTATACAGAGGGAAAAATGAAGCTTTCTTAGCTGAAACTTTCAATAAGGTAAGAGATTTATTAGTTGCTGGTAAAACAGATGAGGCAATGAATTTGTTTTCTAATTCAGCAGCAACAGCAGCAAGTGGTAAGCATTTAGAAGCAGTAGATATTTTATCAGATACTTCAAGATATGATGCGTATATTGATAAGTGTAATGATTTTGCTAAGTATTATATTCCGACAGGTCTTAAAGAATTAGATTATATTTTAGGTGGTTGGGATAGAAATGAAGAATATGCTACAATTGCAGCTAGGTCTGGTGTTGGTAAAACATGGTTACTATTAAAGAGTATCACAGCAGCGGTAGATAGAGGTTTAACTGTAGGTTTATTCTCAGGTGAAATGAGTGTTAATAAAGTTGGTTACAGATTTGATACATTAATGTCTCATATTTCTAATGGTAAATTAATTCATGGTAATTTAGAGGCAGCAAATAGTTATAAAAATTATTTAGATAATTTAAGAACAAATCATAAAGGTAATTTATATGTTTTAACTAGAGATATGATTGATGGTAAAGCTGGTGTTAATGCATTAAGAGGGTTTGTAGAAAAATATAATTTGGATATTTTATTCATTGACCAGCATTCATTACTAGATGATGATTATAATGCTAAACAGCCATTTGAAAGAGCTGCAAATATTTCTAAAGCATTAAAGGTTTTACAAGTAACAAAACATATTCCAATTATTACAGTATCACAGCAGAATAGAACAGCAGTTGAAGAAGGTAAATATGCTGGTACAGAGAATATTTCACGGTCAGATAGAATATCTCAGGACTCAACTGTTATCTTATTCTTAACTCAGAAAGATAATATTATGACAATGAATATTGCGAAATCAAGAGATGGTGGTACAGGTAAAGTTCTTAAGTATGCAGTTGATTTAGACAAAGGTAAATTCGAATATATTCCAGAAGGAGATGAATTTGTAACTCCAGAAGGTAATGTAATTAAGCCAGAAGATTTAGAAATTAGATATAACACTAATCCAGCAGTAGGGGAGTTTGTATATTAGTAATGAATTATTTGACTATAGGAAATAAAATAATTGATAAACCTATTATTGATATTTTATTAGAAGCTAGAAAACAACTTAATAATGGTAAATTATCTACAATAGAAGATAAACAGGAGTATGTTAGAGTAACTTGTCCATTTCATAAAGGTGGGCAAGAACGTAGGGCATCTTGTTCTGTCTATGCAGGTGATGAAATTGAAAAGGGATATTTTCATTGTTTCACTTGTCACGAAAAAGGTAATTTATCAAAATTTATTGGGGCTTGTTTTAATAGTGATGAGCGATTTGGGGAAAAGTGGTTATTAGATAATTTCGATACAACTTATTTAGAATCTTCACTCGATTTAGAACCTATTAGTCTAGTTAAACAAGATAAACCTAGAAATGAAATATTAAATGAAAATATTTTAGATGGTTTTGAAAATTATCATGATTATTTTGCCAAGAGAAAAATAAGTAAAGAAATAGTAGAGAAATTTGAACTTAAGTATAATCCAAAAACTAGAGAAGTTATTTTCCCATTAAGAGATGAAAAGGGTTTATTGGTTGGGTTAACTAAGAGAAAAATTGACTATAAAAAATATGAACTACCAAAGGTAGTTTACAAGCCAGTCTATTTGTTGTATTATATAATAGGAAACAACATTAAAGAAGTTTATGTTTGTGAATCTCAGATTAATGCATTGTATATGTGGTCGCTTGGTTATCCAGCAATAGCATTATTAGGGACAGGTTCACGTTATCAATATAATTTATTAAATAAATCAGGTATTTTATGTTATCACTTATGCTTTGATGGAGATGAAGCAGGTGATAAAGGTATAAAGAATTTCTTAGAAAATATAAATAAAAATTGTATTACAGATGTTATTCAACTTCCGCGAGGTAAAGATATAAATGATTTAGATGCGGAAGAAATAAATATACTCATACATAAACATTAGATTTATTAAAGGAGGAAATTATGGCGTATATTTCAAGAGAAGATTTTATCAAATTACAGCAGCAAAAGGCTAACAGACAGGCTATGCCATTTGATGACAGCAAGCGTGTTACACCATTCTTCAGCTTAAGAGATGGTGAAGAAACAGTTGTTAGATTTGCTTATTCAGAACCTGAAGAAGTTTACAAGGACATTATCTTAGTTCATCAGATGCAAATTGATGGTAAGAATAGAAATGTAAACTGTATCAGAGAATTAAATGAACCTATTAATAAATGCCCATTATGTGCAGCTAATATGCCAGTGAAGCAGAGAATCTTCATTAGATTATTAGAATACACTAGAGAAGAAGATGGTACAATTAAGGTAACTCCAAGACTTTGGGACAGACCTGCAAATGGTCAGTCAAGTTATGTTAACTTACTTAATAACTTCTTTGTTGAATATGGTGATATTTCTGACTGTGTTTTCAAGGTAAAGAGAACAGGCTCAGGATTAGATACAACTTATTCAATTATGTTTGCTAATCCAGCAGTATATAATTCACAGTTATATCCAAAGGATTTTGAGGCATTTAAGGACTATAACATTGTAGGCAGTTGGGCAGTAATGGATAAGAGTTACGATGAATTGGCTGGTATGGTTGGGGCTCCGCGGCCATTAGAACTCACCACACCAGTTGAGGATAAGCCAACTGTAGTACCGCAGGAACCTGCCTACACGGTAAGCACAACTCCACGTAAAGTTACTTGGTAATTAGTTTACTTCTCCGAATATTTTG